GCCGAACTCCTGCTCAAATCGCTGGCGCACGCTCTGCATCGCGAGCAATGCGTGAGCTGCAATTTGTGCTTCCTCTGGTTTCAGTTTTATCCTCATGATCCCCCCTCTTTAGGGCCACCCATCATAGAGTCTGATGTGCTTCTCTTGCCCGTCGATCCTCAGAGTCAGCCAGCCATTGCGTGTGATCAGCGGGGATGTGCCGGACGGCGAGCCGCCTATCAGCTCCACGAGATTACCCATCCTGTTATAGCTGACGGACCTCCACAGATCGAGGAATCCGTAGTTGCTCAGGAACACCGTGTGCGTGGTCCCATCCCAAGCCNCCAGGCCGTGCAAATTGGCCCCGATGGCGTAGAGGCCCATGCGGCTCCCGCTAGGGGCGGTGGCGACCGTGATGCCGTAGATGGCATCTCCGTGGAGCTTATCAACGTTCAGGTTTGAGATCTTGGCGTCCCCTATCTCGTCATCCCGGATATTCCACCCTCTGATAGTCTCTACCTCGATTTTCCAGGCGTCCACTGCGTAGTCCTCGATCTCATGGCGGATTATCTTCAACCCCGCCCGGCCTATGCTATTGAAGTCGATCGTCCCCGCCGTGATGTTATCGGCGGTCAGCAACCCAGTGATGATCTTTCCACCGCTAATGATGGTCGTATCGCAATCATCGGCCCCCACGGTGGACTTGGTAGCAAGGCCCCCAGCGTCGGTAAGGTTAGCGATCCCCGAGCCTCCGGTGATGGTGACTGAGCCCTCAATAGACAGGCTATTTGTTCCTGCGTTCCACTGCAGCTTGCCGCTACTCCCTCCCAGGTAGAAGTTACCACTATTATCCATAAAAGTCTTCCATGAGGTTGCATCATGAAAGCCCATATAATACGGGCTTAAAAATAGTCCGGCACCAGGAGGGACTTCTTCATCAATAATGGTCTCTGGTTTGTTGGCTACATTCTCATCCCAGTCTGCGCCTTCAGTAGCATAGTCCTCGATTCCTTTTAGTTTTGTTCCCTCGGTTTCATTTAGGTCACTAAGTTCTGTTGGTTTATCGGTAAGGTTTGCCCATCCACTAGAGTTGCTGCTAATTGAAATCGTTCCGGAGATTATAGCATCAACTGCAGTCAATACCCCTTCCTTGTTAACGCTAAAGCTAGGATCAGAATAGCCACCAAGCTTTAATTCTCCCTCCCACAGATCAAACTCTGACCCCTCTTCCTCTCCCCAGTTCCCGCTTTGCAAATATCCTGCACGGAGATAGTCAGCAATAACCATGGGGTGATAAACCATAAGACGCCACTTGCCTTGGTCGTTGAAACCAATAATGGTATCATCTTTGGTCAGCTCGGGAGGCGTTTCAGAGGTTTGGAACGTGTTTTCCTGTGTGGGACTCCACCAAACATATGGATCTTCAGTAGATCCATCGGTAATTTCATATCTTTCATCTTTCCAGATAAGCGTTACATTTGACCAGGCAACGTGTCCTGCTTGAGGAGAGTCATCAGTGAAAATGCTATCGTTTGAAATTCTGTGCGCCCAGATATCAGGATCAGGGACCTCAATGGTCTTCTGGATACCGGATTCTTCATTGGAAAGTTCTGACCAGGACCCGTGAGAATCCATAACACGGATAGCGAAAAAGATCTCTTTCCCCTCTGCGATGTTTGGTGCCCAATCTATAGTTCCAGAAGGAGCAAATTCCGAATAGGGATCTTCTATGTCAACGCCGGAAGTAGAAGAGTAATGAAGACGCATCTTTACCAGCTCTGCTGGAGCAAGTACAGATCCGTCCTCATTTGTGGTTGGAAGATCTATTTTGACTTCAAACGTTCCTGATGTTCCTTCAGGATGGTAAACGTCAGTAATGACAGGAGCTGAAGGAGCTGGCTCTTTGACGGGAAACTGACCAATGGCGTAGTCGCTGAAGGGACTTGTTCTTTTTTCTTCGCCCTCAAGTTCATGAAAATCTAATACTACTTCGCCTATTTCCTTTACTTTGTCATTCATCCTTTCTCCTCAGCCAGATTTTAAACAGTGTTCTTGAAGGGTCCAATTCCCAAACAATTTCTCCACCCAGAGAAGCCAACCATTCTTGGCCATCTATTTCAACCTCATCTCCAGATTGAGGCATTGGAGGACGGCTTTCTTCTTCTTGCTGAGTGAAGATTTCTCTCGGGATCAGTACCCAAATGTCGTCTGCCCTTAACAGCCCTCCCGAAGCAGCGATTTCATATTGGCGTCCCTGTCCCTGAACAAATCGAGTGTCAACCTCTTCCCAAAACTCCTTAACCTCGCCCTCTTCCGGATCATAGGAAACCCCTTTATACCGCTTATAGGTCAGAATTCCTCCAAACCTGTTTGCGGTATGGCTCCAGGCCCTACGAATCGCTGTCTGATTTAGAGTTCTTGGGCTTGTCAACGTACCATCTCTCCCAGTTTTCTAGGCGTTTTTTTACTTCATTCACATCTTTCTCAATCTTATCAATCCGGAACAATAAAGGTGGTGTTGGATTGTTGGTAAACCCATTTACCTTTGTTCGTCCAAACATCAATGTCGTAAGTGTTTGTAAGTTTGTGCAAAGGACCTTCTGTTCTTTGACGTAAAAAACAAACTGGCTTACTGCCAATAATGAAAGAATCCCGATTAATGCCTCAGTCATCGTGAGACCTCCTTCGTCGGTTTTTAGTGAACTGATTGATATAAAATAACGGGTCTCGTTCTTTTGTGGTGGCATCTGTGGGGATTCTTCCTCGTATTTTTTGTCTTATCTTTTGAGCCAAGGCTGCATAGGCTTCTGCCTGGTCTCTCCACTGTACTCGCATTCCCCCAACAGAAACATCAGCTTCTCTGGCAAACTTGGAGGCAAGAATGTCACATGCTCTGGCAGCAGCCGCAAAAACTCTCTTTCCCGATTCTTGATATAGATAATTTATCTCTTCATCAGAAAGAAGTTGTTCCTCTTCGACGGTGTCTCCTATCTCAAGACGAATCGCGTCGATAGGGCTGGTTGCTGGATCGCCAGAGTATGACCAAGTCATTCTTGCGTTACCCCCTGATTTCTCTTCTTGTAGCGTCTTTTATGACCCGTTATTTCTTTATGGCGCTTTTTAGCGTCTCTTGAAACAAAAAGCGCGTTGCACTCATCGTCTTCGCATCGTTTCTTTTCCTTCTCAACTTTGAAGACTTCATCATCAGTTATATGCATAACTGTTGATGCATGGACACACCTTTCAATTGTCTCCAAAGACAATCCCTCTATGGAAACCAGTTGTCCTTTTAGATAGCTTTGTCCCCCTATTCGGGCATCTCTTAAAGCCAAAATAAAGTCTTCGCTAATTGGTTCTTCTATGGAAATGGCCTCCATCTCTCCTGAATATAGAGAGTGAGGAAGCGCACCAAGAGCGTCCTCTAGAGTTATCACCTCTCCAGCATGACGCTCTTGGCCGCTAATCCTCATCTTTCTCCTTAATCTAAACTCCACTGTTGCCTCCTTTCACTGATTTGTTCAGCCTTGGAGACAATTATAGCAGGAGTTTGTTATTTATACTAGTCCTCCCAGCAGTTCTTCCAGAAATAGCCGAGGTCCGGCCCAAGAATCTTCTGGTCGTAGGACATTTCTCCCTCAATTCGGGTAGACTTCAGTTGGTCGATGTAAAACTCCGAGATACCAAGAGAATATCCAGAGTTATACCCCGTCCATTCGAATATGTACCCGCCTGTGGGAACCAACAGACCAGGAGCGTTAGGAGCATAGACCAGCAGCGCATTGTCCGAGAACAAGAAGGAGTAACTAGCTGGGTCAGCCTTTTCCATGCTCGTGATCTCCGGCGTGAATCCTACCACGACCTTCTCCACATCAAACAACTGAGCAAGAAGATCCGGAGTGATTAAACCTTTCACGCCTGGAGCCGCTGCAGGAGAGTAGGCAATCTGGCTTTGGATCTGGGAATTCACCCTCAGAGCGCGATATGCCCTCGGTCCAAGGACCAAAACATTCGGCCAGAAGCCAGTCCGCTCCGCAATCGTTTCCTTGGCCCCTTCGATGTCGTCAATCGGTGTGGCGTCGGAATCGTTCCAAACATCTGACCCAGAAAGTGTTTCTGTGTGGGTCCAGAAGTCCGTTCCCGGCGTCTTCCCAGTATCATCGAAGAAGTTGGTAACGAAGTCTCGTTCCCGCTTCAGAAGAAGCTGCCAGGTCACAAACTGCGTAACCTGCTGTTCCAAGTTGGCGATATCCGAGTTGGCCGTCACCGCATCTGGGAGATCCTGGTGGAACGCATGGATGTCACAGAAATACTGGTGAGGGGTTTCAACTTCGAATCCGCCTCCGGCTGATTCTGTTCCAGGCGCACGGGTCCGCGCTGCGGTCCTCATCCAGTATTCTCTGGTGAATTCCATGATCTTGTCGGACTGCTTATCTACAGGAACAACCGGGAAGACCTGATCAGCGATCAGTCTTGCCAGATCCTGTTTATATGCAATCGCAATCGTCGTTAGCGCGGTATCGACGTGTACCTGTCTAGTAGTCGGCTGTGGCATTATTTATTCACCTCCCGTTAAGCTGCTTGAGGCACGCCGCCGAGCTTAAGTGTGAACCGTTCGCCCGCACTAGATGCCTTTGTCATTGCGAGGCCAACCACATAGTCTNCTGAGTAGCCTCTACGCCTCTTCCGTCCGAATCTACAGCCACCTCGTAGCCAGAAGCGATATAGCCTCCAGCTTCGCACTTGGAAAGGCCGTAGATTCGCACGTTGCCCGTCTCGTTCTCGTCTGGATCGTCCTGAAGAACGCCAAAGGGGATCGCGCTGCCGTCACACAGTTCTACATAATCCGTGTCGTCATCCTTCAGGGCAACGATGTAGAACTGCTTTTCGCTCATATCCTCCCCGGCCTTCAGAGGAACGTCCATGCCTACAATTTCATATGCTGGCATAGTTACTTCACCTCCTGGCTACGAAGCTGCCGGTAGAGATCCGGGTCTTCGCTCAAAACCTGCGCCTTGGCTTTCTCCAGGGACAGGGCCGGGTCGTTTGTGACCTTTTCTTGTGCCCTTGACTTCAGGATTTGCTCTGGATCGTTTTCAGAAGCAGCAGACCCAAGCTCATCAAGAAAGCCAGATTTCTGGACAATGTTCGAAGCCGACTTTAGAAGATTGACCAGCTTATCAAACTCGTCCTTTTCGACCTTCTCTTTAATCGAGAACAGAAGTTGAGCATTTTCGTCAACCTGGCCAGGGAGAGGATTAATGTCTTTGCGGATCTCTTCCACAAATTCATTCCTCTCTCTCTTGCGCCGTTCCTCGGTGACAGCCTTGCTCAGCTTTTCTATCTCGCCGTGAGCTTTTTCAACTGCCTTCTGGAGCTGTTCCTTTTCCTGAGACTCAGCCTTAGCGAGTCTTTCCTTTTGCTCGTCCAGGGCCTTCAATAGCTTTTGGGCTTCTTCCTCGCCTAAAGCATCCTGAAGACGCTTGGCAAGCCCCGCATCAACGGCCTCTTTTGCCTTGGGATACTTTTCTTCGTCTTCGTCTTTTTCTCCCAAGAGACGCTGAAGCTTTTCATATGCTTCAGAACCTAGTTTGTCTTTTCCGATAGACAAAGCGGCCTTGATCTTTTCCTTTTCACCACCAGAAAGGCTAGCATTTTTCTGCTCAAATTCTGTGTTGACAGTTTCGTTTCCCGCAGTGGTTGTAGTCGTCTCTTCTTGGGCAGAAGTTGCAGTTTCCTGATTTTCGGTGATAGTACCCTCTCCAGCCGTGGTTTCTGTTTCATCAAACGCCTGGTTCAGGTCCATGGGTTCATCTGGCATATTGTTCACCTCCGTTTGGTTTTTGAGGAGCAAAAAACTGCGTCCCACTGCTGGATGATCTACCAAATCCACCCGTGGGATTTCTAGATCTTCAAGCAAACTAACTGTCCGAGTTTCTCTGTTTTCTTTTTGCTCCGCATTCATAGTGAAATAGTCTACATGCTATAAGAAAGAAAGGTCAAGCAATTTAGCTTGAATTAAGAAGAGGCAAACCAAAAAAGAATAACAGAAGCTAGGTTTTATTGTGGGAGATTCAGCTTATGCCGTTTTCCGAGCCCCTGGATAGAAAAGCCTGTCAGCTTTCCAGCCTTAACATCGTTCCATACGTCTGTGGGACATTTCACGGCCAATACCCAAGAACCTTTTAAGACTTCAGTATCAGGGTTGTCTTCTACATNTCTAAATGTTATGGGCGCTTGATAGCATTCAACAACGTTAATGTCTCTTCGTGGCAAGCCTTTGTGAAGAAGTCCATGTTTCTGGCCCTCCTTCATAAAATGCCATATAGCGTCAGATATTTCTTCTTCGCTAACAACATCGCCCTGGAAATCGATAACTCCTGGCTGCAGGACAACCCCATAAGCAATCCTTTTTTCTTCGTCTGTTCCCTTGATAACCATGGACTGTTTCTCTTGATCCTCGGAGACTTCAAATGTCCAAGTTTCGGTCTCGTCTTCTTGGACCAATACATAACAACCAGATAGATCTTTGCCATCAAATCTAACCTGCAGTCCTTCGTCCCTTTTCTCTATCGAGACATCTCCAGAATCTTCCAACGAAATAAGCGAGGGCTTGTTTTTTGTTGGATTCAACATGGTTTTAGGTTCAACTTTTTCCTGAATCCGTATCTTGTTTAGCACATCCTGCTTCTTGCTGACATTGATTGTTTCTTCAACTGCGGATATTGTTTTTTTCTCTCGGGGATCATTCTCTAGCGAGAAGAGCCTCTTTTTGGAAGAAGTAATCATCAAATAATATGCTGTATCACTTTGTCCCCAGCGTGTATAAGCGGGTTCTTCCCATGTCTGCTTTAACAACTTAAACTTTCCTTGATCGCTTACAGACTTACTAAGAAAATCAGGCTCATCTTTTAATAGCTCATCACGTAATTCTTTTCTTTCCGCTTCGCCTTCTTTGGTCCAGTAGCGATATTTTTCTGGGATCTTCTCTCTGATTTTACGAGGGAGAGCTGATGCTCCTTGAGGCGGGACCCAGCCTTCATCTTGAGCATCTTTGGAAAGCACATAAGGAATTGGATCGGGAGTCATCATGACCCAGTAACCAGACTGGCGTTCTGCTTGCCCTTCATCTTCATTTTTGTTAACATAGACTAGTGTTAAGTTACCATCCTTAATTTGTTCCCAAACATCCTTAGATATATCACCCTGTTCACGTGCTAAATAACGAAAAATGATTCTTTCATGAAGGAAGTCTCCTTCCTCTACGAAATATTCAAAGAAGCGTGATTTTCGCGCTCCATAAACTATTTTTCCTCTATCTCTAACATGAAATATTTCACCCTCTCGGCCAGGAACTTCTCCTTCTACATCAAGCCAGTCCTCCGGTATTAGCTGAGCCTTTTGTTCAACAGCCAAAGAACCAGGACGGACAACCGTGCGCCTTTCTCCGTTGATCGTGGTTTCAACTCTGGTATCAGGAACTTTTCCCGTCTCAACATCAATTTTCCATAGCTTTTGTTTGTTTGCCCATTCACGTGCTTCTTGTAAGGTTTCAACAGGCTCGTCTACAACGTCAGCCTCTTGAGCTAAAAGGGTCCAACCCTCTAAATGGTCAGCATCACGGCGTATTCGAAGATCTATATGTACAGACTTTTGCTCCCAATGATCTTGTACAACATATTCTTTCGGATCATTCGGGTTTGGCGGATATTCTATTGGTATTCCTCTTTCCTTTTGAATGTCTGTCATAGTAGTTCCTCATAATCCTGTGGATTAAGTTTGTACATCTTAAGGGCTTCCTCGACCGTGGACACTTCTGTATTCTGCGATTTTATCTGAGGATCGACTGGATGTTGGTGGCTTAAATGGATATTTCCGTCCTTACCTTTAAATGGGCTTAACTTCCCTGGCCTTAGCGAAAGAACAAGGCCCTTCTTCAATATCGAGGGATCATCTACAGTGACAGCATAGCTTTGTCCATAAGCATATTCGCCCTCTTTCCTGTTCTCCCAGCCTTCAAACATATGCCAAAGCTTTGGATCATGAAGTCCGGTCCACTCTTGCTGTTCCTCGTCCCAGCTAACGTTTAAGTCTTCTTTGGTTAGTTTGTGGTTGGCTTCCATGGGGATAAGCCCGTCTCCAGATTTGAGTGCAAGCCTAAAGATATACGTTCTAGACTGCTTTAATAGCTCAGGAAGCATCTTCATCGCGTGATCACGTGTCCAGCGGATGTTTTGTTGCTTGCTTCGAGGAAGCTTTCTATGGCCAATCACTTGATAGTTAAGCTCCCCCAGTGATTTGTATTTTGCAACACCAGAAAGCTTGGAGTTGCCATACTTAAAGTTGGCCGACTTCAGCATTGCGCCCTCACTTGCTTGCTCTTTGCATCCGCTTGCCCATTCCAGTCCTTTTGCAAGAGCTGCTTTCGAGTCAGCTACTTTTGTCGGCATAATCTTCAGGGAAAGGTTCCCTGCTGTCTTTGATCCGAACTCAGAAAGCTTTTTCAGGCGCTTATAATACGGTTCTTTACTGTAGTCCTTGCCGTTATACCAAAGGAGATCATGTGCCCAGAACGTGATTTTTCCAGGGTTTTTCTTTGTCTCGTTCCCTGAGCCCATCCAAGCCATCTCCCATCGTGATTCAGGGCTTCCGTTGTTGTATTCAAGAGCCTCTACATCTATGATTACTTCGTCGAAGGACTCTAATAGCTTCTCTATTCCAGGAAAGACCTTGGCTTGGTCGTTGCCCATTTCTGTAAAGACGCTTACTTGCCCGTTTTTCTTATGAAGATGAAGGCGAATTCCGTCAGCTTTAGGCTGCATAACTATTTTCCCCTTTATAGTTTTGCTTGCCCATCTTTCCCACAATTCCTCCTCTTGTTTATTGAAGAATTCATTCCAGGCTTTGTAGAAGCCGACGTGTTTTCCCGGAGTTGCTTTGTAAAAGGCTTCAACAAACTCTGGTTCGTTGGGATATTCAACATTAAAGCTGTTCCTTTTGACAGCAACCAAGTCATAGATAGGTACATTGCCCCAACTTGGACCAGTTGGCTCGTGGATGAATTGCACAGATTTCTCAATTCCCAACGCATTTTGCAGTGAGCGATCTAGCTTAAGAAGTGCTCCTGATGGAACATCCAGTTTTATAACTACGTCTATGTCCCCTGGCTCGCCTTCTCCATAAACCGATGATCCTGTAATAGCGCCCCAGTTAGGGACAACAACGAACCTATCAGGAAGTCTCTCAAAAGATTCCCTTAAGCGCTGGTACTCTTCATCAGGAAGGTTGCTCATTTTCTGTCTCTCCTTCTTCGGGTTCTTCCTGATCAAATTCATCCCCGAATTCATCAAGTTCTTCATCAGTTTCTTCAACGGGCTTTTCATCTTCAGTCACCTGCTTAGGTGGCATCCCTATTTGTGACCTCACCCAGGATTCAAGCTCCACATCGTCAAACATTTCGATTCCCGCTCTTGTAAGGGCGTTAATTAGCCCCTCAATGTCCCTGAGCGACGGAACGCGAGGCATCTCGAATTTGATCTTGGGAAGATCCTCTAAATCAGCAAACTCCGGATTAAGATCTATAAGCTTTGGAACAGCATCTCTGTTTAGAACGTCTGAAATTGAGTTAAGCCAAGCAAGCAAAGCTGTTTCAAATACTGTTCTCTTCTCTTTCATTAGCGCAAAAGACCCACGGCTGTCTATGCCAAGAAAAACAAAGTCAGCAAGGACACTTCGGGCAATTGCTTGATCATACCGAAGAAGAACCTCACTTAAGTCAAACTGTCGAGATCCGCCAGCAGAAAGCAGTTTTAGCTCGTAAAGCTTGCCATCATTTTGCTTTCCTTCTGGGTCCCACGGAAGGACAATTCCTTCTTCTTCATCCCTTCTAAGTTTTCGAACTAGATCTTGCATTTCTGCAAGGTCGTTCTCTCGCCCTTCTTCAAAAAGCTGTTCAGGGACGTATAGAACAGGCAATCCAGCAAGGTCACGCTCAATGCCAATGCCTTCAATAATCTGAATATTTTTTCTAAAATAGTATGAAGTATAAGCATTTCTCAAGATGCTTTGCCCCTCTGGAGATCCCTTAGCTATTTTGGTTCTGAATAAAAGACACCTTTTGAGAGGAATGACCTTCTTTTGAAACGTTGGAGCAGCCCTCTGTGTAAAATAGATAGGTCTACCATTGTCATCCCACCCCCATCCATCAAGGGTCTCTTGAGAGCGGATCGAGAAGTCGCGCCAGCCAATGCGTCCGTCGTTATAAGTGGACCGCTCGGTTTCCTTATTGGTATTTCTTCCCCGTCTGTATTTATAGGTTACTTCAAAAAGGCTCCACCCATAAACAAGCATAGAAAGGACCTCTGAGATAAATTCAGTCCAAGGTGTTTCAAGGTCATCCATATTGCTTTGTACAAACTTTGCGGCTTCTTTATCTTGTTCTTCGCCTCCTGCAGGTTGCACATACCATCTAGCCCCTCTAATGGTTTGCTCAATAGCAAAAAGAACTGCACCTACAGTGGGGTCGTTGTCCTGCATTTCTCGGAAGATCTCATACTTTTTCTTCCCTTTTAAGTCCCTGAGCCACTCTTCTTGTACGTGCCCGCCCCAGCGTTTGAGCCCGGTAGCGCCAATCGGTTTCATTGGAGCATTCTGTTTACTGTTTTCTGAAGGCATTCAGCCCTCCTCCATTTAGTGCCATGACACAATAAACCATCTTAACAAAACAGGCAACAAATTCATCTTGTGGAATTATAGCAGAGGCTGATACAAAAGAAAAGAGACGGTCCCAGAGATGCTTGGCAACTCTCGACCGCCACTTTTCTGGGCCTTTGCCTGCGCCTTGTCTAGAATTAGCGCTCAGCTTCGGCTCTCTTGCCACCTGCCGAACTATCATATCCGACAGGTGGAGGCTATCGCCTGCTGCCCGTCAAGCTGGCTTGGGCGACAGGATTCGAACCCGCAACCTCTGATTGAGCTTTCAACTCTCCAGCTGCTCTACCAGGCTTTCGCCTTGGGATTTCTCCCTTGAGCTACGCCCAAGCTTCTTGCCGCCCCGCGAACTGTCGCCCGGCGAGCGGACTATCCCGCACCAACTACCGTCTTGATATTATAGCATTCTGTGCCGCTATCTGTCAAGCCCCTGATTTCGACTTCTTTACCAAGTGGTAATCTACCAAGTAAAGCTCCCCGTCTTTGTGAAACAGGTTTCGGCCCTTAATATCACGCGGCTCATATCCGAGGTTTCTTATGTCTTCAACTAGCCTCTCAAGCTTCTCTTTTAGGGGTGATTGCTCCAGCAGTTTTCTGTTGCATATTTCGCCTGGGGCACGGGGCATAACGATAACCTCTTCGCCCCTACGTTCTTCTGTCCATGCAGGCAAGCATCCAGGAACATGCTGGGAAAGATAGCTCTGAACTTCGATTGTCTCATACATTTTTGGGGTCGTCATCTTGAAGGTTCTTTTTCGTTGTTCATACCTTCTGTACTTGACCACATGCGTATCATAAATCCCGACGATACATACAGCCCCTCTTGCCAGATCTCGCAACTGTCCGTATACAGGATCGTTTTGTAGGAGGTCTTTGGATACATTGTGTTCGTTTTCTGGCATAGGGAACTATAGATGGCATAAACGGAAGAAACAAGGCAAACCTCAAATAGCTTGACCTTCTAGCTTGCTTGCATCTATGCTCTCCATGTAGGCCGACTTTGGGTTGACCTATAATTTATGGTAGATAAGGAGAGTGACATAGATGCCAGTACACTTCAGTGGTTTTGATGGCTATGTGAGAGCTGGTGATACTCTAGTAAAATGCATGAGACACTGGAGCGTTTCAATCACCGGCGAAACCTTAGAGGTTTCATGCTTCTCTCCCGAACTAGAAGGCGGCGAAAGACGGTTCAGGCAGAGGGTTCCAGGCCCTCTGGAGTGGTCTGCTAGCTTCGATGGATTTATTGATCCCACTAGCGTTGGTCAACAGGAAATCATGGATGCTGTTGAGTCAGGCGAAATTATCGAAGCATATTTCCACCTCGACGGTAGCCGCTACTATGTAGGGAAGGGAATTCTGACATCAGAAAGCGCTGAGCTTGACTGGGACGGCGTAGGAACCATTTCGTTCGACCTTGAAGGAACAGCGCCCATCAAAAAGGTTGGTTGGGAGTAACACTACCTCCTTTCCGGTAGACGGGAGAGGGTCGCCCTGGCTCTCTCCCGTTTGCTATTGACAAAAGTGATGCCGCATGTTATAATCGCTGTGGAAAGGGGGCAGAATGTATCGACCGGGAAAGAAAGAGACAAAGAAGATGTCGTTCTACATTTATCTCAATCGTAATCCTTGGGTTTTTCGTGCTCTAGATGAGCTTGGGCAACAGGAAGATCGCTCACACAACTATCTCGTCAACCAGGCAGTGGTAGAGTTTCTGAAAAACAGGGGATTTGGACCAAAGGGGACTTCGGGGAAATAGAAATTCACTGAAGCATATAGCTCCTAAAACGGGTGTTGACATTTAATTGGTTTGACTGTACAATGATAGTATGGTCATTACCGTATGTGGCACTCGTCCCGAGGCCATAAAGTTAGAGCCCGTTATCAAGGGGCTATATGCTTTAGGTGTTCCCACAGAGCTGTGGACTATAACACAGCATCAAAAGCTTCTGTATACTGCATTACGGGACATGGATCTAGAACCTGATCAGGAATTCATATTTGAAAGAAAGACATCCTGCCTATCAGAGTTAATCGGACATATAGGAAGCCAGTTTGGACCAGTGTTAAAGAAGGTCGATCCAAAGCTAGTGGTTGTTCAAGGGGACACCACATCAGCAGCTTTGGCAGCTTTTATCGCGTTCAACGAAGGAATACCTGTGGCTCATGTAGAAGCAGGAATACGAAGCCATGTTCCAAGCGAGCCATTTCCCGAAGAAGCAAACAGAAGGCTGATTGACAGCGTTTCTTCTCTCCGTTTCTGTCCAACTTGGGGAAACAAATCCAATCTTTTGTTGGAGGGGCTGGGGAAAAATAATCCAGTTACAGGCAACACTGTTATTGATGCCTTAAAAAAGACGTATAGTAGCCTTCCTCCGGTAGAAATGAGAGAAACATATTGGCCAAACACTGACCAAAAGAGGATATTGATTGACCTTCACCGCCGGGAAAAGTGGAGCGTGATCCCGGACATTTTTGCACAGATTAACAAGCTTGCAACAAGGCGTCCGGACTTGTTTTTTCTCGTACCATGCCACCCAAATAAACTGATTGGTGAAGCAGCTAGAGAAAGGTTTGTGAGGATTACAGGATCGATCAAAGATAGCGTAGCGGTTGTAGACGCAATGCCGCATAAAGATTTTGTTTCACATATGGAAACGGCTCACTTGATTGTTACCGACTCGGGTGGGGCGCAAGAAGAAGCTTCCTGGCTCGGAACCCCTGTTCTGGTTGCTAGAACTGCCTTAGACAGACTTGAATCTATTGCAACGGGGCAAGCCGAACAGGTGGCCCCTCACCCACAAGCTATTCCCTGGAGAATAGAGGGGCTAATAGATGACAGAAAAAGGCTCAAAGAAATGAGCAAGTCGTCTCATGCTTATGGTGACGGGACCGCTGGAAGTCAAATCGCTCGTTTGATACAGGAATTTTTAGGAGGTAGTAGTTAATGAAGATATGCATGGGGATTTCAACAACGCAAAGTCTTTCTAATCCGGCCATGGGATCAGAACATGCCTGCATGGGACTGGCCCAAGCTTTGGCTATGAGAGGGCACCAGGTTGATGTCGTCAATCTTCTTTGGGACGCGCCTAAAGAAGGATATGACATATATCATTGGGTAAATGCTCATGGAACCAAGGGGCCATACCTTGCAATGACGAGATACGCAAAATCTGTGGGCGCTCCCTGTGTGGCTACGCCTATTTGGTGGCCCGTAACCAAAGGAGAGATAGAGCTGGTAGAGTCCTTTTTCGGAAGCGCTGACTCGTGGCTTGAAAACAAGGGATACTATAACTCGGCACTTGCCAGCGCTGCTTCAGAAGTTGATTATCTGGTTCCAAATTCAGAAAGAGAGGGAGAGGTATTTGCGGGGCTACTGAAACAGGAAGGATATGACGCCCCCCCTTGGTCGGTTATTCCTAACGCTGTTGATTCAGAAAGAATTAACCAAATAGAAACAAAATCATGGGACAACAGACCAAAAAGGATTATGTGTGCGGGGAGGATAGAGCCAGCGAAAAATCAGCATAATCTGGTGTCTGCTTTTGCTCCCTACAGGAGAGATCTTGAGCCTTCAGCAGAATTAATGTTGGCCGGTGAAATTAGTCATTTGATAATTGACTCTATGATGAATCTCTTTTTGCAACCTGGAATTAACCTGGCTGGACGTTTGCCACAAATGCAGATGTTTGAAGAAATGGCCAACTCAAGAGTTCACGTCTTGCTGGGGGTACACGAGACACCAGGACTCGTGACGCTTGAGGCCGCTGCGCTTGGGTGCCAAGTGGTCGTTGCAACCGAAGAATATGGAACCATTTCTGAGTATATTGATAAGGAACAGCTAATAGAAGTTGATCCACTTGACCCATATTCGGTGCAAGAGGGAATAGAAGAGGCTATGGAAGTTCCTCCGGACCCAAGCTTGAAAGAGAAGGTATTGAAAGAATACTCTTATGGAAAAGCAGCAGAAACGCTAGAGGGCATATACCTTGACTTGGTGAAGGACAAAAACTAGAATACCCTTAAGGAGGATTAAATTGGCTATTCAGAATGAACAACTGAAGAATCTGGTAGGAAGAGTGACATCATTCACCCGAGAATTTCCTGTAGTGGACCCGGAAACGAAAGAGGAGACCCCAATTACGTTTCACAGGCTTCTTCTTCCTGATATGTCTAAGCTGGATGAGGAGCTTGGAACTAACCTGTTTGCAGCCATGACTGAAGCTGCATCCAAAGGAGAAGGTGGCGGAGGGGGAATTCCTAAAGAGTGGGACTACAAGGTTCAGCTTGAGGTGTTTTTCCGATCTCTCAAGAAAGTTGAGCCTAATTTAAACAAGTCTGAGGCCGCTGAGATTGTAGCACTCCTTCCAGCTGCTGAATACTGGAAGGCATTCGCATGGATCGTCTTTGGTACTATGGGAGATGCTGAAAAGGAGCTAGATAAATTTCAGTCCTGAGCAACTTAAGTATGGTATACCAGTAGTAAGGCTTGATGCATGGGGGCCAATACTTTGTCATGTATATCCGGCATATAAACTGTCGGATCTTTTTCGCTGCCTTCCAGAAGAGATTCATACACTTATCGGCGGGCTAGAGTATGTCCGTAAATACGATCTTATGAATGACTCAATGATAAGCAAAAAGGATAAGAAAAAGCTAAAACTACCACCTCTCATAGATCGATGGTATGGTGATGTTAAAAAGAAGAAGTCTAAGCAAGATCCAAGAAGGCTTAATCTGATGAGATAGCTGAGCTATCCGATATAAAAAATACCTTGCATTTAATCTGCTTCTCCGTGATCTTTAATGACCATGGTAGCGGATGGAGCAGGCGGATTACTAGGACGCGGCTATATCGCAATCCACGGATATACACGTCCCTTCAACGATGCAATGCGCAGCGCCTCGCAAGAGGCGCAGCGAGGATTCTCCCAGCTTCAAAAAAGCGCTCTGAATATGAGCGGGGCCATCGCTGGAGCTTTCACTATGACTGCCGCTGCTACAGCGGCTTTGGCTTTTTCCATCCGCTCTGCTGCTGAAGCAGCCGCCCAGTATGAAGACCAGTGGAGACGGATTCACTCTGTTTCTCAGGATTCAGCCGAAGCAGTAAAAGAATTAAGCGATGAAGCCACACGCCTAGCAGCTCAGCTAGGTGTTCCTCACCGAGAGGCATTAGATGCTCTTTACCGTATCGTGGATGTAGGATACGAGGGAGCCGACGCAATAGACATCTTCAGGATTTCTCTAGCTGCTGCTGTGGGAAGACAAGAAAACCTGGGAGATGTAACCAAAGCTGTCACAGGCATGATGCATGCCTGGAACGTCCCTGTAGAAAGGTCCGGAGAACTTATGGACCTAATGGCTGCTGCTGCGCGGCTTGGGGCAGGGGATATCAGCGATCTTGGCGAACAAATGGCAGCTACAGCCTCCCTGCAGCTCGGGCCACTAAACGTTGGCCTAATGGACCTCCTGGCTATTGTTGTTCCTCTTTCCAAAACAAATCTTGATTTTGCAGGTGCTTTAAGAGCTGTTGGCTCAGGAATGAGGAGGCTCTTGGATGCCGGAACTGATGTTCAACGCGTTTTTGATGAACTTGGAGTTAGAACGTTTGCAGAACTTGTAACAATGCAGGACGAGGCCGAAGACTCACAGGGAAGGTTCTTGTCTGCTTTAAGGCAAGTAACAGAAGTAGCAGAAGAACTGCACATTACAATTTGGGAGATTGTGGGCTCAGGACAAAGACAAGCTGCGATGCTCCGGGTCCTCACCGATGAAACAGGAGAATTTGAAGAAGCATATAAGCAGCTTAGAGAGGCTGGCGGAGAAACCTTCGAGATCCTAGAAAAAGCCCTAGAAAGAACTTCTCTTGCCACCCGAGCTTTTGGAACAGAGTTTTCCCGCCTGTTTGTAACCATAGGAGAGCTGTTTACAGACATCTATGGAAATATGATGGCGTCTGTTGCAGCCTTTGTTCGCTCCCTGACTGATACAATTCAGGAGTCAGAAGAACTCCAGGCTGCAATTGCAGCCATGATAACCGAAGCACTCAAGATCGGCGGAATTATTACCCTTGTTGGAATGCTTGTACTTCTTCTTAAAACCTTGAAGTCAACTGTTGTCATGGTAATGGGAGCAGGGCTTGCGTTAATTCTTGCATGGAGATACAACATTTTAGGGGTTCAAGAAGGATTTTCTGCGCTTCTTGGGCTAATTCAAAGCATTTTAGCTCCTATAGGAAGAATGATAAGCCTTTTGTTGGGGCTCCAAGATGTTCCTCCAGTTATAAATGCGGTTGTTGGAGGGTTTGCTGTTTTATTGGCCCTAAAAGTAAAAGCATGGGCTATAGGTGTTCTTGGAATATTTGCCTCCATCAAGGCAACTTTTCTCGCAATTTCTCCAGTAATATGGCTAGCGGTAGGAGCAGTTACTGCCCTAATATATGCATTTACTGAATTGTCCTTTGTTGGAAGCGCAATTATTGGAATACTTGCTTCATTAATGGCCATTAGGTTATTACCTGGATTACCAGTATAGTAACAGTATTTAAGAGCTTAGTAGCTATAATTGCTTCAGCATCAGTAAGCCTGATGGCGATGAAGGCTCCTCTTCTGGCAGTGAATTCAGCTATGTTAATAATTGGCGGAGGAACTGCATTATTGCTTCATTATTTTACCGATCTTCCTCCTGTTATTTCTGCAGTAACAGGAGTTATTGCTGGTCTTGTTGCAGCAAAACTAGCTGCCGCTGCTGCAACTTCTGTATGGGTAGCTGCAATACTTCTTGTTGTAGCAGCGTTGATTTGGCTTAAAAGGGTAGAAGAAGCTATTGAAGAAGCTATTGCAGATGCTATTCCGGATGAGATAGGGCCAGTATTTCCTTTTGGGCTAGAGCGTCACGTTAGACCATATATTGATCCAGGAGTATTCAGACACCTTCCAGACGACGCTGGGCCTTACCAAACAGGAGGCTTTGTTCCGGGGTTCGGACGAGGAGACAAAGTTCCTGCACTTCTTGAACCAGGAGAGTTTGTCTGGCCTCGTGGGCTG